TAACCCATCACCAGAAGAACTTGTCTGTAATGGACTAAGGCTGCCACCATGAATCTGATTGCTGAGTAAAATTAATCCTGCCGTATCATCCCCGTAACTCCCTGCAACATGATCATGTTCTATAATATTCATAAAGTTTCCCTCATCATACCCCGCTCCATAAAAACCAGTATTTGCCCCCCAACCGACGTTATCAATCCCGGATGAAGTATCCGCTTCTGCACAATTGACGTCAACTCTTAAAACGCGCTTTATACCGTTGCCAACATGTTCCGGCGGTGCATACTGGCAAAGCCAGCCTACTGTAGTACTATTCACCCTAACAAGACTTTTCTTATACAAGGTATTATACCAAGAATCTACATGATGCGAACTACTATTATACGTGTGCCCCCATGATTGTGTACGCTGGTAGATCGAAATCCAGCCCTCATCAGCGCGACCCCCGTCCGTTGCAGTCCCCTTACGTATACCTGGTGACCGATTAGTAAGAGTAAGGTTTTCTGAAGCGCCAGTCTCCGGAGCATCAGAATTCCAAAGAACTACTTCTTCTACTACCTTTGAATCTTTATAAGCTGCGAACCAAATATAATTGCCAGTAATAATCATATCACTGAATATAACTCCTCCGCTAGAATAATCTACTCCAGTATGATCTAAGTGTCCACCCTGATACGAATCTTCGCCAACAAAAGCATCTTCCGGGAGAACTAATGCATGAGAGTATTCAATTGTTAAATCTTCTGTATTAACTTGATGCAATGTATAATTATCTGAAGTTACTGAATCACAAACAAGAACCCAAAGTTCATTATTATCATATATCATGCCACATATATCTTTAAAATCCTCAGTATTTTTTGTAATTACCGTAGGAGTCGCAATCGCAGCTTTAAAAATGGTTCCTCCTCTATAGTTGCCAAAAAATAAATTAGTCCCATCACCACAAATATAATCTGCGTAAGAAATTGCAGAATAATTACTAACGTTCGCATCGGTTACATGAAACCCTTCAGTCTTTTTACCCCATTGATCATTATCAACATATCCTGCCCACGTAGAAGAAACATCTTTCCCATGACCAATATGTACTTCCTTGTTATGAACTGTCATTGCAGATTCATTTGATGTTACTCTAGATGCTACCACTGACACACCATCCGGGCTCGTTATATTATCTATTACATCAATCTCCCCGTCAGTCATTGCAACAAGATTATGTACCCCATCTTTAGAAAGTAATACACCACCTCCGGCATTTTTTAGAGATATAATTGTCGATGTCCAGTTCCACCGATCACCCAAATCAAATCCTGTGGTGGAGCTAAATTTTATCTTTAAACCAAGGTCATCACTAAGAACTATGTCGCTTGTAGAACATGCTACACCCGTTTCCACGTAAGTTATGCCCCCGTCATTTGACCATTTGAATGTATCTGGGGTTCCACTACTATCAATTATTACTGTATAGTTTGTACTTCCTGTACCAACATAAGTACCATCGATTGTCAAGCCACCTGATGATATAGCCATTAGTTACCCCCACCCCCGCCAGAAGGAGCAGGAATAAATCGTAGGGTTCCATATATACCCGTAGGTTGTTCACTTGTAATGCTTCCCCCAGCTACTCCCCAGCTATCTAAAAGATATAAATCAGTAGGTATACTCTTTAGCTTGCCATCTTCTGTTACACTATCAAGATTTAAACTATAACTAGCTGCATCTTCCTTTATATCACGCTCTGATGGCGTAATAATTGTACCAGACATGAATGACTTTATTTCAAACAATTCCTTTGCCATAGAACCTCCATTCTAACCTTTTATTAAGTCTCCCCAAAGAGACGTTTTGCCATTAATTATTTGGACTATATGAACTGTAAATAATCCTCTATCAAAATAATCAACGACGGCAAAAGCATGAGCCCAATTATGCTTACGATTAAGTAACCATGCATTAGAAGAGTCATCCATCTTCTTTAAACATCCAATCGCCCATGCGCTTTTTGCACCATCTAAGTGCGTTATACTGTGCTGCTGCAAATCGTGATGATGTGCATACATTATATTCACCCCAAGCTTCAATAAATGATTTCTTGAGTGATGTATTCCAGCAAAGTGATGACCGTGATAATACCATAGTTTTCCTATTTTAAGATACTTTCCAGCTGGATAATAGACAAAGCCACGCTCATCCATCTTAAGTGCTTTCTTGCACGATAAGTCAGATAAGTACGGGTTCTCACTAACAAAGCTGTCAAGCCACATCTCGTGGTTGCCTTGTGTGAAATACTTTTCTTTGCAGTTAACTTTATCCAGTGCTTCATCTATTTCATCCAATCCCTTGTTTACCGCTTCTATATCCTTGTAGACAAATGGAAGCTGGTATTCAAGGGGTGGTCTCTTTTTTTTCTTCCATTGCCAATGACTAACAGACTCGAATTCACCAGTATCTCCGAGATCAATGTAAAAGTCTGGCTTTACTATTTCTATGGCCTGTGTCAAACAACGTATTGCCCTTTTATCGGCAAGGGGAAAATGCTTATCAGGAGTTATAATTCCCCGTTTAACGACTCCCGCGTTTTCATTATGCATAGTACTCCTCTGGACCATCGAAGTCAAAGTAAAGGTCCTTTGTTTTGTCTAGGTGTCTGAGAGTTGTTTTCCGAGCAAACCTGAGCAATCTTCTTTCACATTTCCTGCATTCCCACAAAAGTGTTCCATCATAAGCACCTAATACTTCAATACCTATAATATCTTCCCCTCCACAATAAGGACACACCTCAGGTCGTTCAGGAAATGATTTCGTACCTATCACCCTAAGTTTCTCAAGCGTTACTAATTCCATATTTGCTTCCTCTCAGTATTATACGCTAATTTACAACCTTTTTTGACGATTCGCAAGCAATTAATAATCAACTGGTCTAATTGTATGCGTAACACCACTTAATCCTCGATTAGCGTATTTCTTTCCTTCCTTTACCATGCTTTCAAAAATAGACATCCAGTATTGTGCTACTGTCATAAATTGTGGATTTTCACTCATTTTTCTCTCATACCCTTTTTGGACTGCTTTCGCTACTACAGCATCGCAAAATTCTTCTGGTATTAATGGGTTATCATCAATACCTGTTTCTCCACTACTTCCACTCCCACTTACAAACTTGTTATCTGTTCTTACAACAAAAAGAGTGATAGCTTTCCCCGCAGGTGGACCAGAAAACCTAGAATCAATCCCAGCACTTGCGTCTAATTTTGAAATAGCTATTTTATCAGCAGGCGGATCACCTATCTTACCAAGCCAATAAACATATTCTTGTTGGTCTACATATATTGCCATTATACTAAATCCCTTTCATCCGGTGTTCCCAGAAGTTTTTTTATGCTAAATCCGTCATAATCAACAGATAATACTTCCAATATATTGGCTGGAAGCGTATACCAGCGTTTATTAGCAATTGTAGTAATAGACGTATCAGTTCCTTTCAGAATCCTTGTTTTTCTGCAAAACTCTTGAATAGCCTGATTCAACCATATTCGTATCTGTGTTTCACTAACATCTGGATGATGCTGTTGCACCATTTCTATCATATGGCGCTGTGTTATCCCAGAAGCAAAAGCCATAACGCTCCTCCTTTATTTGCGGCCGTTCTTTTTACGGCCTTGTTTTTTATCTAAGTTCATCTTGCGACGAGTATCCGGCTTTTCTCCATGCCAACGACTACCAACATCAACAGTTGTCATTATCTTCGGTTTCTCACTCATAGTAAACTACTATCCTATCATTTGAACCACTAGCATTCAGATATAATTCTACAGAAAACGGAATTGGCTTAGAAAAGAATACTGTCTCAGCCGCTATAATATATCCAACTGCAGCTCCTGAATTATCGGCGCTGTTATGTAATGTGCCAGAACCTGCCTGACAAGACCAACCCCACAATAATCCTGGATTAGCCTTTATTTTACCATCAGCAGTCATTGCTTTAGATAGCACCCCCACTGGTCTCAAGGGAACGGTTTTTGTTATTGCTGCCATAGTATCTCCTTTATTTTAAACATTTAGTGATTTAGGGAGGTATCGAGCCTCCCTAAACCGTAATCTATATATGACGCTATTACCTCGTCAATTTAAGATTTATGATGGGTCAGCCCCTATACCTGAAATGGTAGTTGTATCCTGACTAGCAGCATTACCTTGAACATGTACTGTAACAATGCCACCACCTGAGACATCTTCCACCTTCAGTATATGAGAACCAGCAGGGACAGTACATTCTTCTTCAACTGCAGTAGTTGCAATCAACTCATAAGTATATGAACTAGCTGCAACACCCGCACCTATACCTACATCATCAGCATTACTTGCAGTAGACACTTTCACATCTTGAACTGGAGATACTATACATCCAGCACCTGAAAGTACAATGGTATCAGACGCTCCATTGCCTAAGTTCTGAGTATATTTGGTAAAACTACCAGCTTTTGATTTTGTCCAAGCCATTAGTTACCTCCTAACTGAACTTCAGGATAGCGTGAGTTTCGGGAAGACTGATTTCAAGACCAGCTTCGGTCAAGATCATATCTTTCCGGCCATCTACGTTATTATTCTGAA